AATAGAATGAGTGAAAGTCAAAAAAAAAGTGCAGTAAAACGTAAAAGAGCAAAAGCTCAAGGAGTTGGTGGTAAACCTACTAATGTAAAGACATTTGCTAACGAAGGTAAAATTGCAACTATACAAAAAAGGAGAAAAAAATATTCATTAAAACCTAAGTTTGATTTTAGTGAAGTGAATTTGGGTAACGTACACGAAAGTTTTACAAGACCTGCTCTGGAATTTACTAAAAAAAACGAAAGACTTCCTAATATTTCACTTGAATTATTTAAAGAATATAACAAAATAAAAACGCCTTATTATGATGATAAAAAACAAGCAAAAGGCGTAGCTGGCTCCCTTAGTGGTGAATTTGGAAGAGTTAGAGGTCAGTTAAAAAAAGATAATAGAACAGGTAAAATATCAAGAGAACTTAGCATTGAAGGTAATATTGGGTTCGACGAGGGTGGGTTGATAAGCACTTATTATAAGGATATACTGTGACTATGAAAAAAGATTTAAAAAATTCAAAAAAAGCTGATTTAAACAAAGACGGTCAATTATCGGGTTATGAAAGAAAAAGAGGCATGGCTATTGAAGAAGCCTTGGGCGCAAAAGCTGGTACAATGATTCTTGCAGCAGACGGAGAGTTAATTTCTTACGGAGAATTTAAAAAAAAGAAACTACAGCAGCAGTATGATAAAGGTAGGGACGAATTTTTTAAGGAAGCTGAAAAAGAAATATCTAAAAAAAAATTAACAAAAAAAGAAAAATATGATGCAGCTCTTACACTTCAAAAAGATAAAAAAGTATCTAAAGACGTTAAAAATTTACCAGGTAAAGTAGATCCAAAGACATATGCTAAGGAATTTGAAATAAGTAAAGAATCACTAACTCCTGGTAAACCAAACTTTAAAGCAAAGACTGCATTGAAAATAAGAAAATTTGGTCCAGCTGCAGCTCTTATAGGTTTAGGTGCTTATGGTTATGAAGCCTATCAAGGCTATAAAGCGAGAAAAAAAAGTCTAAAAGAAAAAAAACTGCAAAAGAAAAAAATTGGAGGCATAGCTTTTAAAGGTTTTAAAAACAAAACACCAATATATTAGAATGAATTATGGCAACTTCAGGAACAACTGCATTTGATCTCGATATAGATGATATCATACAAGAAGCTTATGAACGTTGTAATGCAAGAACAAATTCGGGGTATGATTTAAAATCGGCAAGGCGAAGTTTAAATATTCTTTTCAGCGAATGGGGAAACCGAGGTGTTCATTTATGGAAGGTCGCCCTCAAAGAGCAGGAACTGACCTCCGGAACAGCGACATACACAGCTCCAACAGATGCAAACGACATTCTAGAAGCGTATATAAGCACAACTACTGGCACAACGTCATCTACCAACGATGTGAGTTTAACGAAGATAAGTAGAAGTGAATATGCAGCACTACCTAATAAAGGTTCGACAGGTCAACCCTCACAATATTATATTGATAGACAGACGACACCAACTGTGACTTTATATCAAACACCAGACGCATCTACATATACATATTTAAAATACTACTATTTAAAAAGAATTGAAGATGCCGGTGCCTATACAAACCAAGCTGATGTTGTGTTTAGATTTATACCTTGTATGGTGGCAGGTCTAGCATATTATTTGTCAATGAAGTATAATCCACAAGTAGTACAACAAAATAAATTAATCTATGAAGATGAGTTAGCACGGGCTTTAAGTGAAGATGGACAAAGAACATCTGTTTACATAACCCCACAAACTTATTTTCCACAAGGAGTGTAATATGAAAGGTCAAAGACTTGCAAAAATGGTAGACGGTGGGTATTTTAGTGCTTTAGAAAAAGCTAGTCCGCAACTTGCTAATACAATTAAATCTTTTAGAGATCGTTTAAGTTCTAACAAACAGGGGACTTTTGATAAAAGAGCTAACATACAATTTAAAGCTGCTATGAATATGCCGGATGAAATGAGAAAACAATATTTGACTCAGGTTGAAAGTCAATTTAGTCAGCCTTCAGCATTTACAGACGTGCAAAAAGGCTTAGAATCTGAAAAATTTACCCCTGTTTATAATGTAGCTTTTGACAAACCTAAATCAAATACTCAGGACATTTACAAAAGATTAGGTATGGCTCAAAAAGGTGGTGTTGCTGAGGGTATAAAAAAGTTTGAGGCCGAACAAATGAGTCAAGGTGGTGGAGTTGCAGTTAGAGGACGTAAGTTCAAAGGAACCTTTTAATGGCCTATGCAAGAGGTAAATATGCTAAAGCTATTTCAGACAGGTCTGGTATGGAATTTCCCTACAACGAAATGGTTAAGGAGTGGAATGGATCTTTTGTTCATAAATCAGAGTTTGAGGCTAAACACCCTCAGATAAGAAGAAAACATATTAGGGCAGATGCAATTGCGTTGGCGAACGCTAGACCAAGAGGGGCGGATAATACTGGTATTTTTTTACTTTATATTACTAACAATTTCGTACATGACGGGGTTGAATCACCAATAGGTGTTGGTATGCAACCAAAAGATAGTGCTAGTGCTTTAGGCACAGAATTAACAAGTTTTTCTGCTACTACTGAAATCGGAACTATAGCGGTGTCTATATCATGAGCATAACACATTCAACTTTTTTAACACAAATTAGAAATTTTGCTGAGGTTGACTCTAATGTTTTGACAGATGCTACTATTGATCAATTTATTAGAAATGTTGAACTTAATATTGCTGGGAAAGTTGATTATGATGATTTAAGAAAATATGCCACGTCTACAACTGTGAACGCTCAAAGGTATATTAGTTTACCTGCAGATTTAATTTATTTGCGTTCCGTTCAAATAACTAATAGTGGGGAAAGAAGTTTTTTAGAAAAAAGGGATACAAGTTTTATATCAGAATTTAACGCATCCGATGCTTCTGGTATACCGAAGTATTATGCAAATTGGGATGAGTTTACTATTGCTTTAGCGCCTGCCCCAAATGCAGCTTTTGTAATACAAATTAATTACATTATTGATCCCCCACATTTTACTTCATCTAATTCAACTTTTTTATCTAATTATCAAGAGAGTCTGTTATTAAACGGTGTCTTAGCAGAATGTTTTACATTTTTAAAAGGACCGTTGGATATGTACAAATTGTATTTTGATAGGTATAATAATGATGTTCAGGCATTTGCTTTACAGCAAATGGGACAAAAACGAAGAGGGCAGTATGAAGATGGTGTTCCAAGAATACCGATTCAATCACCCTCACCATAAATTAGGAGATACTATATGGCAATAACTACAAGTGTAATAACTAATTCTTTTAAAAAAGAATTACTGGAGGCTACCCATAATTTTAAAGCCTCCGGTGGAAATTCTTTTAAACTGTCTCTTTATACAAGTAGTGCAACTCTTGGTAAATCAACTACAAGTTTTACAACGGATAATCAGGTCAGTAATACAGGTCAGTATGCAAGTGGTGGTGGGGCTCTTACAAATGGGGGAACCTCTCTATCTACAAATACAGCTATTATTGATTTTGCTGATAGAAGTTTTACAGGAGTAACACTAACCGCACGAGGAGCTTTAATATATAACGATACTGCATCTGGAGATCCTGCTGTTGCAGTTTTAGATTTTGGTGGAGATAAATCAGCTTCATCAGGAACTTTTACAATTCAATTTCCTGCCTTTACTGCAAGCGCGGCTATACTTAGGATCACATAATGGCTTTTGTTGTAAATGATAGAGTAAAAGAAACCACGACTACAACAGGCACAGGGGCAGTTGCCCTTGCTGGTGCAGAAACTGGTTTTGATACATTTGCAGCAGGTATCGGTAACAGTAATACAACTTATTATTGTATTGCACATCAAGCTAACGCAGAGTTTGAAGTTGGGTTTGGTACATTAGACGGAGACAGTTCCGATTTAACACGAACAACTGTAATCTCAAGTTCTAATAGTGACAGTGCGGTTAATTTTGCCGCAGGCACAAAAGACGTGTTTTGCACTTTACCTGCAAGTAGAGCATTAGTATTGGATACAGCTACATCTGTCGGTTTACCGGCAAACACATCTGTAAATAATATAGATATAACTGCTTTATCAATAGCATTAGCATAGGAGAAAAAAATGGCAACAAACACATTTAAACTTGTAACTAATGCAGCAATGCCTAGTTCAGCAGGTACACCTTTAGCATTGTATACT